TGGAATCCAATCATTAACCTCGGTTGGATTCTCTTCACTTAGATTGTGTGCTACGGTCATACCTGCTCGCTTATTAATAAGCTTACGCATATCAGCCATAGACAGTTTACCAGCTTTCGCCATTATATCTCCTTAAAAAAATAGGGGGCTTGCGCCCCCCTTGGTTAGAGCAACTCATTAAGAGCAGCCTCAACATCGTTTGATGGCTTGGCATACTTACTTGTTTCTTCAGAATTTGCTTCAGCATCCAAGTCAGAGTTCATTGCTTCATCAAGGATTGTAGCTACTTCATCAGATGTTTTACGCTCGAACAAAGTATCAAAATCTGGTACATTGTCGATAAGCTCTTTACAATCAACATCATCATCTTCACAAAGCGGAGATGACTTGCGTCGTGGAGTCAAGGTAGTTTTTGGATAAAGCATACCCGGATCTTTAGCATACTTAAGAACAAGGTCAACCCCGTCATCAGCATCTGTAATGTCGCCGAAGTCTGGATTAAGAACAAGACTAAGAAGCTCTTGGTATACAGTCTTGCTGTATCCCCACACACGCACACCATCTTTCTCTTCACCACGAACAATTACTGGAGAAAAGAATCGTTGTCGGGCAAACAGTTTCTTTGCCATATTAATGCTGTCTGTATCTCCTTGATTAAACAGCTTTGTAGCAAAGTCGCACACAGGACAGTCATCCCCAAAGTTACGCTTAGGACAAAGGAATCCATTTTGCTTTCCAACATTGTAATGGAAGTGATATTCTTTAAAGGGATCTCCATCTTGTGATGGAAGGATGCGAACTGTGTGTTCTCCCTCAGTCAGTTTCCAAAACTCTGATTTTCCGCTTTTGCCATTGCCTTGAGCAGCAGCCAGTTTTTCTTTCATTTTACTAAGATTAATTGCCATTAAATTACCTCTCTGGTTTAAAGTTTGATTAGAATATATCAGGGTCAAATCGAAATGTCAACACTTTTTTTTATCATTGTACTTGATTACTTCTTGCAACGAAATAAGCATATTTCTGCTCGTAATTGGTAGGAAATACTCCGTAAGATACTTTTACATCTTCCATCTGTGGTTTTTCTAAGATTTGTTCTTTAATGCTGTTCAAAAGTTTCTTGTCAGTTTTCAACTCCTCTTCTGGGATTGCATAGTAATAAGACTTTTCGTTTAGTTGTTCTAGGTCAAAAAACGGGGATTCTTCCCCTGTGTCCGGGTTTAAGATGCCAAAGGTTGCCAATCTGGTTGTTTCGTTTGGTTTAGAGAAAGTTCCTATGATTTTCTTTTGATTCTTAAACACATTGACCATATGAATTGTTGACACAAGCACCTCGTTTAAAAAGTCATAATAACCCATAATAGGTGCGCCGTCAATGATTTTATCCAGCAGGGCATTGTCAACCAGATACATATTTTGAAATACCCCAGACCTTGTGTATTCTTGGAGAACCTTGTAGCAAGTTCTTTCTTGCAGGGTTCTCAACTCTGATAATGAATCCATATCAGGTCTAATGTAGAGAATGTTTATTTTTGTTTTCTTGTGAAGATATTCCAAGATACGGAGAGCAGCACCAGATATAATTGAAGCACCAGATACAACGAAGAGTGCTTCTCCTTCTATGTTGTTGAATCTATTGGACAAATTAGGCACTTTGCTTTCGTACTCTTCTGGGTGATCGCACTCGTCCAATTCAATAAACCGAGAGGTTCCAATGTCTTCTGGTAGTTCCCAATCAATGGTATACCCATTGTACTGAGGGTACTGTAAAAATCTTTTGACAATGTTGTGTCCTACTGAGCCTAGACCTATTACTGTATACATAATTCTTTCATTTCTCCAAAATTCTTTCCTGCCGAAACATTAACCTTAAATAGACCAAATGGAGTATTTGAAAACTCATTTACAAGATGATTCATCAGACTCAAATCATCTTTGTGGAAATCAATAACAATGCTGTCGTGGATAATAAAAGCAATGTTTGACTTCAAATGCTTCAGTCTATTTTTAATTATATAAGCCTTCTCCATAATCAAATCACTACAAGTGCTTTGGATGATATAGTTCAAGGAGTGATACTCGTCACTTTCTATCTCTCTTTTATAGAAGTTTTTTACAGACTTACCATCCCAATATTCATTTTTCACCTTATTTCTGTCGTAGTGCTTGTCCAAGATTTCATCTTGCGAATTAGGATTGTAAAGCCAAGAAAATATATTCTTTTTTGCTTGCTCTCTATCAATGGCATTATCGTAGAGATTGTTAATATTCCACTCGTGGATGTCGCCTTCTGGTTGTGCCATATTAAGAAGCCCTATCAACACCCTTAGTTCGGCCGCATTGTAATCCAACTCTACAAAGAAATCATTGTTTGGCTGGAGTACTTTCCTAAACCTCTTGTCCATTGTCAAAATAGGAAATGAATTCTTCTTTGTTGTTAGTCTGCCCGTTTTAGTACCAAAAGGGTTGTAGTTGATATAGGGGTGAACAGACTGGAGCCTTTTGTGGAGTTCCCTTGCTCTTGGATTCTCATAGTTTTCCTTGAGAGCACCTAAGTTAAGTCTTAGTTTTTGGTTGGAGATTTCAGTTGTGATAGACACAATATTTCTTTGCAGATTGTAGTTCTCTGGCTTGGGATAGTTCTCAAAGACATACTCTGTTATTTTATTCTTTACCTTGCACAAGTCTATAAGGTATTGCTCTGGGATTAAATCATAGAAGCAATTTTGATTTAGGTCTATCTTGGCAATTTGAAATGATTTGTAGAAAGCTTTCATTTTCTTCCAAACTGCTTCCAACTCTTCCTTGTGCTGGGGTGGGCATATCTCTTGGAGTGTTTTGCCTTCGCAATATATCTGGGCAAACTGAATGTCTTCTCCTTCCAAAAACGAAGAAAATGACCAAGTTTTAGACAAATTAGGGGGAATGTGGTCGTGTACCAACTGCCCTTCGGCGTAAATGCCTACACAATACTCTTTTTCGTCTAATGCTTGAAATAACAAATTGTTCTCACTCTAGTTGTGATTTAATGTTGTTATTAATATAATCTAAAACTTGTGAATAGTCAAGTCTTTCATACATCTGACCTATTTTAAACATTTCTTTGCTGAGAACACTGTCTGGAAGCTTTAGGTTTGTTTCTGTTAATTTGATTCTGTAATACAATCTCAACCAAAAAAGGTCCCCGTACTTCTGATCATAGTTGTCGGAGTTCACTTTCTGCCTCGGGACGGCTATGTATTTTGCTTGTTCTAGATTTTTACAATAATTTGCAACATATTTGTCATTTTCTTTAATTAAGATAGGAGACAGCGTAGTAAAAGCATTGTACATTTGCTTGATGTATACCTTTAAGTTGTCTATATCATATTTATATGTTGGCACATAGCAAGTTTCAAAAACATTCTCAATGTTTAAATCATATTTTGACATATATGATTTCATAGCATCAGAGTTAAGATTCGCAATTAATCTCCAAGGCGCATTCTCATCCACCAAAAAGCCATATTTGGCGGCTGCAATAGTATAAAAAGTGTAATTGTTGCTTTTCAAATATTTTCTTAATTTTTCATAATCCAAAGAAAAGCTGTCTTTTGATATCTCAATGCACAGCCCTGTGCTTGTTGGATTATAGTATTTAGACATTATTAAGCCACTCTTTGTTATTGGAGTCTTCCCCTCTAGTGATGGGTAAAAGTCATTAAAGAATATGTCTATAAAATTTTCAACATTTTCTATTTTTTCATCATTCTTTTTTAAAGACAAGTTTCCAGCAACAAATATTTGATAAATTTCGTCCATCTTTTTATTGTAGAAAAGGTGAGGTGAAGACCAAGATGTGCATGCGTCCCATTTTTGTGTTAAGAAATTATCTTTTACTAACTTTCTTGATGAAGTAGATTTTATATAATTTCTTAAATCAACAAAAGCATCTGCTACGAAATTTAAACACATTATGTTCTTGCTTTGTCTTGATTTTATTTGCTTAAGATATCTTTCGTTTACATGAATGGTATTATTTTTTTCATCTACCCTACCATAAAACATATTTTTTTGTTTGTGAAAATTATAAGCAGGGATATTTTCAGAATATAGCTCTTGATAAACTTTTCTTAGCTGGAAAGCTCCTTTTGGGCTACCAGAATTAAGATCTTCTATATCTATACCTCTAAATTTCTCGTAAGCCATGCGTATTCCCTCTAGTAATATTCAAATGCCACCAAGCTGTTGTATGCCTCTTGCTTACTAGCTGGCGTTATAACTGTTGCCGTTATAGATGTTGTCCAATTTGGGTAGTAGCTATGATTGACAGATTCTACCATATAGTAGCCACCTAAACCTAACAGATTTGCGACTGTATTCTGCTTATATGGAGACCCAAGACCAGTCACTGTTGGGTCTAAATATATATTTTTGCCCACAGAAACAAGATTGTTTCCAACCATGTCTATACTCACATTAAATATTGTCCACAATTGCCTAAGTGGATTTCCTTCATTTTCAAAATTTTTAACTATAGCCAATTGTTCGCCGAAATCAACCTTTTGAAAGTTAAAAGATTTCAACAAGCCCCTATCAGCACCAACAAAAAAATGTGGTATACCCGCACTAATATTTGTATCGTATCTTTCGCTGTCTGAGATTAGCTCCATTTGTATGGACAATTTATCTCTGTAATATTTGTCGTCATATATTATATAATATTCGTGGTAAGTGTCACGAGCCGTCTTAGAAAAAAAGTAATTTCTAGGTCTAGTGCTTAAATTAGTAAATCCCGCTACTCCGCCATTATCCTGAAAGCCCAACGGCACTGATGCTATTTGCCTAACAATATTAGGCGTATAGTCAGATCCCTCTTGGTCTTTTGGCTTTGTTTTCATAATAGATGGAATAAAATTTTGCACTATGTTTTTCATAAAACTCATAAAAGAATATATTTTTATATCTTTTTCAATTATGTTTGTACGAAACCACTCTGACCAAATTGCGACAGATACTGGTATTTTTGCCATATTAAAGGCTGCTATTTTTTGACCCTTCTGGTACTGATAGGCAGTATTGTCTAAAACAATTCCATACCTTCTGCCTTTCATTTCTGTATAAACTCTAGGATTAGTCCTTAGAAGTGCTTCAATCAAATCACCAAAATAAAAATATGTTACCGTTCTTGATTCTTTAGATGCTGTCTTTATTGCCTCGTCAAGAGCAGAGGGTTCCTGATTTGTTTTTGTTGCCTCTGCTAATGCGTCGGCTTTAAATCCATTTTTATAATCGCACTGTTTGTCTGATGGTCCAGATTGGTTTTCTTTAAGACCTAGCAGAATATCAAGATCAGTTGTATCATATGCCCTTATCATATCGTTATAAAGCATATAGTCACCAAGCTTTTTATACAAAGTTAATTTGTCTATTTGAGGTTTTAACTCTTCTGCTTTTGCATTTTCAGGAGATTGTTCTGGTGCTTTAATTATATCTTTTAAGCCGAGGATTTCATGCTTTTTTGTAGAGAAATATTCTAAATTAGCACTAGAGTACTCTACATCAATTTTTACTTTTCCGTCTGGATCGAAATTTATATTGTAGCCCGTCAATCCTAAAGTATACATCCTTTCCTGAGTTCTCAAAGCATCACGGAGGTCGTGCGACAATAGTTCTGTAACTCCATCCAATTCATAACCTACTTTTAGAACTATTTCATAATATTTTTTATCATTACTATCATTTGTGTCTGTTTTTTTCCAAGCCAACATATCAGCATATCTAAAACCCTCTCCACGGTCCCGAACTAATGCTTCGGCATTTCCCAGAACAAAGCTTACACTACAATTCAAAAGACGATCAGACACTGCTGGGTTTTGATTATCATATGTAAATGTTACACCCTGAATTCCGATGTCGTCGCCTCTGGATTGTTTATTACCAAATATATCCTCGATGTAATTTCTAGAATCTTCTGAGTATGGCATGTAGATTTCATCTATTATTTGCCCATCATCGTTGGTATATATTTTCCACAATTGTATTTTTGGAACAAGAGTGCCTAGTTCAAGATTTGTCATTTCCAATATTGACTTCATTTCTTGTCTTTCTAGCTTGGACAACCTATCAACAGGACTTAGGAATGTGTCCACCTCTGTAGTCATAAGATATCTAGTTGGTGGTTTTTTAAAATATTCGGCTGAGTCTTTAAGTATTTTAGGCAAAGATGCCATTAAAACTTGCTGATCTGTAAGATTTAGTGTTACCGATGTATCCTGACTCATTACTAGACTCCGTAAAAACTTAATACTCTTTCAATCGGATGCGGAATGTATACCACAGATCCAAATCTTAATTCAGACTCTGTGGGCTTTTGATTGAAAAATGCAATGACCCACCACATAGTAGGGTCCCCATATGCTTGGTGTGCTAATTTGTAGTACTGATCTCCAAAAGCCCAAGTGTGTGTCAATATTGTTAGTTGAGACATTTGCTGTTGGCTTGGATATGTCAGATTTCTAGTGCCATATTGGGAAATTCTACCCACACCACGATCTTTAAATATACTTTTGTATATCTTTTCAGAATTTGTAAAAATTGTCGAACCATCATATCTGGATGCCATAGCTATATTTCCTTTCTAGTATCAGGATCCAACCCCTTGCGAAGGACCCCCCAATGGTGGACTCGCCCCACTTCCAACCCCTTGCGAAGGACCCCCCAATGGTGGCGGGCTTGAGCTTCCCCCTCCAGAAGATGGTGCCGGAGTTGGTGCCGGAGTTGGTGCCGGAGGTTTATTCTCTGGCTTTGAAGGCTCCAGTACTTGCCCTTCGCCCTGCCCCGGTATTGGCAGTGGAGATGGAGCATCGCCAATGCTTGGCTTATCATTTGGATCTTCTTTTATTATAATTCCATCGTTTGGGTCTGGTGCATCACTATAAAACACATCATTTAAAATTGCATCTCCAAGGATCCCAGTTGCTCCCCCAATTAGCCCACCAATCTCTCCGCCTAATCCGTCGCCCCCTATTATTCCACCAAGTGCTTCTCCGATATCTTCCCCTGTGCCAAGCTCTGGAAAAAGTTCAGCGATGAACCCCGTTGACGCTTCCCATCCTTGTTCATAATCATGAAGAACATTGAACCCAATGGCAATGTCAATAACTTTTGGATATATAAAATTGCCGTTTTCTGCGCTTCCATCCTCATAGGCTCCTTCTGTGAAGTCTGGCGTCATACCGCAATTGGTAAAATATCCAACCAAAAAACCTCCATCAACTGCCGACCCATAACTTTGAATAAGTTGGACATGTTTTATTGCCATAATAGGCGGGGATGCAATTGTTCTATAGTTCTGGACATTTTTATATGTTGGGTACATCATATTTGACAAGCTGACTCTTTGCTTTCCACCTCGTCCCAAGGTCTTATTATAGTTAAATCTTGCCTCTGCTAAATTCGCCGCCGTCAACTTAAAGTTAATTGTCATACTTCTAGAAGTATTTTGGTACGAAGGTATAGGATCTGCTCTGCCGTAGACCGCCTCAGATCCCCAAGATACATTATATGTATTCGATAGTGTTGTTAACTCTGCAAAAAGACCTATTTTCTTTTTACTTGGAACATGCATTATTTTAAGAAGCTGGTCTTTTCTTGCAATGGCAAGATGGGGATCCCAGTATTTGGTGCCAGTGATCCCGCCAAATTGATTTATACCCATCCCAAGTTGTTCTTTAAGCCACTCTTCTACAAAGTCCCTACCCCACTCTAAAATTTCGCCTACAGGCTGCTTTAGTGGCTGTGGGACATCTGCTATAATTCCTTTAAATATTGACATTTATTGGTCTCCAAGTGTTAAGAAAACATCTTATTCATATAATTTACGGCTGTTTGCCCAACAACCTTTCCGTCCATTTGTATAGTTGCATTGATATTTATTGGCTGATTGAGTTGTCTATTTTGTAACTCATCAACAAAAGCTACTGCCATTTGTGTTGCCATTTGCGCCGACCTTTGATCAGCTTGTTGGCGATTAGCTGCGGTTTGAACAGGTGTATTTGCAGCAGCGTTTAAAGCCTGTGTTGATCCAGTAAAGTCTTCTATATCTTGCTTAAGAATCTCAGGATTATTAATTCTATCTCTGATTGCTTTGCCATATTCTTTCACGATTTCTGGAATTTCTATTCCAAAAGTGTCCATCAAAAAGTCGATAGATCCCTTAAATCCGTCCACTCCCTCACTTATTGCATTAATGCCTTTTTCTAAATTTGTACCAAAACTTTGGAAATCAATTCCAAGACCTTCAATACTACCAACAAGAAGTTTCTCACCTAATGCCTCAAACCTTTCTCCCAATGTAATTGTTTGACCGGCAAGAGTTCTAAATTGGTCTGATGCTTTTTTCTGCAATTCTGTTGAAATTCCTCCGGCAGTTGGCGTTGCGCCTTCTGTTATTTTTTGAGCTTCTTCGTCAGTTAGCACAGCCCTAGAATCAAAAACCTTCATAACATCCGATCTTGACATCCCAAATTGCTTTGCTAAAAAGGCAATCTTAGCTCTTCCTCCGGCAGAATCTGGGTCAATGTCAATCCCCGAATCCATCAGCTTTTGTTGGAGGAGTTGCAACACTCCCGGCTCTCCCAATGTATAGTAAGCTGTCACTAACTCAGCAGGATCTCTAATAACAGGTTTTCCAAATACGGCATTAATCGCCTGTGCTGATCTTGCTGCGTCACTATAACCTGAGAACCTGTCTGCCAAACCAGTAAGTGTGCCAACATCTACTCTTGCTTTTTTTGCCATTAAAGAAACCTTACCGATATTTGCAGCGGCTGCGGAACCAAACATTGCCATTTGGGGTATTAATGCCTGATAATCCGCTCCTATTTCTTTTGGCAACACCCCAAGCTCGCTCATTTTCATAGTCAACGATTCAAAGCCAACAATAGCCTCGTCAATGTTAGCCATGCCACCAGTCGTTATCATGTCTTCTATGATTTTTGGAGAGGCAGAAACTCCCAATTTCTCCATAATGGCAGCGAAACCGGACAACTTAGCAATTGTTGCGTCCTCTTCTAAGTTTAGCATTCTAAACTCACCAGATGCTGTTTGAACAGATTTTGCCACATCTTCTATTGGCATCTGTAGCTCTCTGGCTTTTTTGATTAATTCTGCCTGAAGACTGTTTGCTCCTGCAAGCCCTTGGGTATATGGTACTAAAGATCTTCTGGCATTGTCAAATTCTTTGAGTTGGTCTATGACTTCTTTTTTAGCAAAACCGATGCTCATTCCAAGGCTTTTTGCTGCTATCGTAGTTGCTGCCATTGCTGCTGCTGCGCCTACCTGACCAAGACCCAGTTGTTCAAACTTGCTTGTCAGGTCTTTTAATGTTTCCACAACATCACCGAACAAGGATTCTTGTTGTTCTAGCGTACCAGCCATTTCCGAAGCTGACTCTTTTGTAAGATCTGTCGATTCTTTAGCAAATTTTGCCTGTGCTCTAAGCATTTCAGCTTGAGCTTTGGCTTGGTCGCCTCCTCTTTTCTCGACTGCGGCGGCAGCTTTTTCTAGAGCTTTAATTTCGTCTTCTAAAGCTTTTGTTCTAGCAGCATCTTCTTTGGTTAAAATTTCCCGATATTTTACCTCAAAGTCTTCAAGAGCCTTTTGTCTTTTTGATTGACTTTCCTGAGCTTTTTCAAGCGCACGAGTATATTCCTCAAGAGCTTTCGTGGCTTCTCTTAGCTGTTCTGGTTGATCTTTTGGGAAATCATTATCTGCCATTATTTATTACCTTACAGGCCATTTAATTCCTGTTAATTTTTCAAATTCTGCAATTGCTGCTTCTAATTCGTGCCTTACACCCATAGCCTCTGGGGTGCCTCCGCCAGATTCAGCTAGGGCATTAATATACCTTTCTTCTCTGCCCAAAGCTTTTGCAAAAGCCTTAACTTTATCTGCTTCGCCCGAAACAGAAACAGGTGCGTGTCTGCCAGTTGTCATTGCTTTGAGAATTTCTTCTACCTTGTATGCAAAGGATTTCAAATATCTCTCATTAATTTGAGAGGAAAAATCAATTTTATGCGCTTCCAGTTTATCTTCGTTGATTCGGCTCATATTACAAATCTCCTTTCTGTAAATAGTTGTTTATTATAAAAAATAAGACCAAAAACTAATGTCCTTGGTCTTATAAATATCTATAGCTTTTTAGATGCGCTATTTTCTCTTTCAGCTTTTTCTTCAAAATGTCTAATCAGCCTTCTCAAAAACCATCTTCTAATTTTAATTGGCAGATTATAAGCTTCTGAAAAGCTCCAATTTCCGTGCATCTTCATTGAAAATATTTCTTCGTAGACGCTCTCAATATACTTGTTCGTCAGGCCAAAAAAAGTCGATATTAATCGGCACCTCCAGTTCCTGTTGATATCCGCAACTAGCGCAGGAAAAGGGGCTTTTAATTGAAGCCTGTGGTACAATATTTTTGTATACAATTCTTATTCTTCTTGAATATCTAGCTGGTAACGACTCGATAAACTGATTAATGTAAACAGGGTCTTTATTGCCATTTACTGAAACAATGTAAGAGCGAAGACCATCTGTAACAGTTGATTCTTGAAGGTTGCTTTTGTTCTTGGCAATTGCAATAGAAGTTAACTTTTTTTCATCATGACCATTCAAAGGTCTAACTTCTATAGTGGCATTAATTTCGCTTAGGTGAAAAGTAAAAGTGCCATTTTCCGTTTCTTTAACTGAAAATACCCTGACAAAGCTTTCGTCTACTTCATTAGAAATTACAGTATTTGACAAATTAAATTGATATTTTGCCGTATTTGAGCAGGAGGGACAAGATACATCTGTCAAGTATTCCGCACCATATCCAGTTACACGAGATGCGATTAATAAAGCATTTTTGTCCCCAATTAAAAGGTCGTTAGGATCAACCCTGTCCATAAGAATTGATTGCAAAAATCGATCAAATACAACGCCATTTTTAATTAAAGCAGCAGAAGCTAAAATGTCTTCTTCTTTTGCTGTCATGTATTTGATTTCAACTGATCTTTTTCCGTGAAGAGGGTGCCCTTTAGGATAATACTTTCCTTCAGAGGGCAAATCAACAAATTCAGTTGGAACTGAAAATTGCAATGGCGGATTGGGTTGATGAGGGATATGGGCTTGTGGAGGTGGGGATTGATTATCCCCTGCCAATCTATCTAAATTATTTCTTTCTGTCATTCTTTCCTCGTTAAATTATTGAAGATATGAATAACTATATCATAATTTGAAAAAATGTAAAGTTTTATTATGGACCGACAGCAGTATCAGGTACTGGTGGGTTCTGCACTCCTGTTTGAAGCGGTGCTCTTCCATTGAGTTTTTCAAGAGTAGCCCAGTCATACTTAAGGGTGACGCTAATTCTGATCAACTCCTCTTGGCTATAATCAAAAGATCCATTTCCAACACTCTCAATAAAAGCGTTTTTAAGAGTCCACTTTTCAATACTAGTGCCTTGTCCGTCATAAGCAGTAATGGTTACAGGATTTAAAGCATCAATTGCGTCTACTTTATTGATAGACCTATAGTTATAGCCATCTCCGCCAAATTGCTTATCTGGGTATTCATAGCCAGATGCATAAATCATTTTTAACAAAATACCAGTTGCGTCAGGACTAATCGGGTCTACTGTCTCAAAGGTGATAGGGTCCCATGTTAACCTTCCCGGATAGTTAAAAGTGTGATTATAGAACCTATGCTCAAGACTGGTTGTCTTAAAGGATGGTCTATCTACTTTAGTAATTGTCCAAATTGGTAATCCAGCTACATCGAATGTAAATCTAAAAGATCTTTTTGGTTCACTAATTGGATTAGACCAAAAACTATCCGCTGAATCAAAGCTGTCTGTATAAATTGGCATTTTTTATTTTCCCCTTATGCGGTTTAATTTGTTTATACTATAAATAGTATTTAATTTATTTTTTTAATCATCAAAACTTGCACCAGTGTTTGTAATGTTAAAGTCAATCGCAATATATTCAATTGCTCTAGCTGGTTTCAAGAAGATTTTCGCATACATAATGTTTCTATCAATCAACTCTGGGGTTGTTGTAGTCTCGTCAAGGACAACTTTAAAATCTGTTAAACCAAAAGCAGATCTAATATTGCTCAAGAACGGATCCACTTGCGCCTTGAATCTATCCCAAGTAGCCTCGACATTTTGGTCGAACAGCAAGTTGGCTGCGATTCTAGAAACTTGCTTTTTGACAAAGATCATCAATCTTCTAACATTAATTCTATCCAGCGCAGAAGGTGTAACTTGAAGTGTCTTCTGACCGAAAACGACAATCCCTTCATTTGGGAAAGAACCAATTGGATTGATGTTTGCTTCATAAAGAGCGTCTCTATCAGCAGATGTAAGCTTAGATCTAACATTAACAACCGGGAATCCTGCTGCTCCCCTGCTCAATCCTCCACGATTAAATCCGGCAGGTGCGAACCAAACAGCCTTTTGTTTGT